ATTTATGCCCCAGCAGTAATTTTCCCCTTGACTTTACCTTTTGGATATGTTATAATAAGTTCAGATCATCAGGGTGGTGGCGTGGTAGCCTGACGACCGATAGGGGTTTGATTCCTCAGCGGGCTGAGCCCAGTAGTTGCAGACCAACTGCCCACCCTGATATATTTTTGAAAGGGTAAGAAAATGGGTGACTTTAAGAAAAATCCGAGGAAGCCGTTTGAAGTCAGAGTGCCAAATAAAATCAGGAAACGCTTGGCTATGCACGAAAAGGATGCCATAGAACTCGGCGATGTTGGGGCCTTGTTAATTCCTGCTATAGTGACATCTTCTTTGAAGAAAACGGATTCGATGTGGTCTCGTTTTACCAGCGGCGTAAGGAATATCTTTAAGATATGATTATATTCGACCGACATTCAGAGTGCCAACTTTGTCCTCTCCATGAGTCCGCAAAGCATCCCGGATTACCATCTAAGGTTCTATATCAACAAACAGAATTACCTAAACCAAAAGATATAGCAATTCTTTTTGTTGGAAAATCACCAAATTTTTGGGAAGATAAAAGGAAAGAAATTTTTGTTGGGTATGCGGGTAAACTCTTAGATAAAATGGTTTTATCTTCTGAATTATATAATTATGCCGATATATTTTTAGCTAATGCCTGTCGCTGTAGACCTCCGCAGGGTGGGGATGTAAGCCAGTCTCAAGTCAGGACTTGTCGGGAGTATCTACAGGTGGATGTGGCTAAACTCCAGGCCCAGTACAAAGAAGTGGTTATATTCGCTCTGGGGGCCAAGGCATGTTACTCTACGCTGAACATAAGCTCCCTAAATGAGACCCTAAAGAAACAAGGCAAGCGAAGTCAATTTTTCGGAGAACCAGAGCCCCGAGTATTTGCTACCTTTCACCCCACAATGCTACACCCCACACGGAAGCCTGGATTGATTCGTGCCGTCGAAACGCATTTCTCTTTGGCTCGACGGTATCTCCAAGGGGATTATATCCCCAATGAATTTACGGTAGTTCCAGAGTTAGGGATAGATGTACCCAAGAATTTACCAAAAAGGGTGGGACTCGATATCGAGACCTATGGTATTCTGGCGGGGAAGGAACAGACTGTATTTCACCCCATCAAATCAAAAGAAGTAGACGGAATTCCGTATAAGAAACAGGTCGTGACAGTTAGTTTCTCCTGGTATGATGGCCCGAAACTAAGGACATCTTGTTATATCTGGAATAAACCGGCACACAGGAAAATAGTCTGCAAATGGTTCCGACGTATGTCGAAAGATAAGATTGTGTGTACGGGCCAGAACATAAAATTTGACCTTCTATATTTACAGTTCTGCGGAGAACCCGAATTAAAATACTGGATTGATCCCAGGAGGTTGATAGTTGATGATACAATGATTTGGAGTTTCTTGTTAAATGAACAACAACCAGAAAAAGGATTAAAGGAATTATCTACTTTATACGGGATTTATGATTACTCCCAACACAAAGTTATGAGTAAGTCTGGGAACGCTAAGTCTCCGCAGGATAAGAACTTACACCTTCTCAACTGTGCGGATACGGCTGCAACTTTATGTCTGCAACGAGATTTGGAACGAATGATTGCCGAACACTACGGGGAAGATTCCTACAAGCTGAGTGACACCTGTGCTTGGGTTCGTAACATGATTATCTGGGACACCCTCGACTTAGAAGCCAATGGGAGTGCTTTTAACATAAAAAAATTGACTGATTTCCATGATACAACTACCTATATATGTACGTGGCTGGATAAAATATCAGAAGTGACCTATAATATTAAATTACATGGGAAGGGATCAGATGCTCCTTTACGGCAATTCATGTTGGACTGCCTCGATGAGGTCGGATTAATAAGTGATTCTCGTGTTACATGGTCAGATAAAACTAAGAAAATTTCTATAGGAGTCGAAAATGTTAACCTCCTTAAATCCTCCGAAATTAAAGGACGCTCTTTGGAAATTATATCGCTATTTCAGGAATTTAAGGAGCAGTCGAAAATTGTATCTACTTATACAAAACCTATTCTCGAAGATCCCCGCCGAGGAATTACCACTCGTAATAGAGGAGTTGGCCTTGCATACCCAAATTGGTATCCTGTTCCGGCTTACGCCAACCGGAGTGGAAGCTCGGATGATAAAGCCGGGGGACAAATTCAGGGGCGATTTAGTTGTAAGAAACCAGCGAGACAAACAGAGCCCCGAAGCATCCGAAACTGTTCCTGCTCAAGATTCCCTGGAGGCAAACTCATAGAGTATGATGTAAGCCAAGACCATCTGAGGATGGCGGCTCTGCTGTCCGGCGATCCCCTTCTTATGGAAGCCTATAAAGTAGAAGGGGGAAATATCCATTTACAGACAGCATTTTCGATATTTCCAAAGGAGTATGGCCCTAATTTTAAGAAAGAACATCCACGAAAATATACTGTATCTAAAAACTTAAATTTCTTAGTATTATTTCGGGGAGGAGCAACTGCCTTTCAAAGTGAAGCCCGTGAGAAAGCTGGAACCGAACTCGATATAGGTTTCTGCCAAGACGCTATTGATATCTGGCATAGAAAACATTATGTGTATAAACAATGGCAGGACTCTATGCTTGCCTTAGCTGCCCGGCAGGGATACCTGGAATTGCCCACGGGATGGTCGAGGTCATTTGGGCTGGGCCAGGAAAATATTGAAACCCAAGCCGGCGAAGTTTGCAACTTCCTCCATCAGGCCCCCTGTGCTCAGATCACGGAATCGGCACACTATCGAGCCAAGAGACAATTCCTGAAATATAACCTCCGCAGTGTAATATGCTTGAATATCTATGATGCCCTATTTGCAGATACCCACCCTGCGGAGGAGCACATAGTAGATGAAATTCTTGATGAAGCCATGACATACCCACCATTATTACCCGTATTTGAAAAATGGTGTGGTCGAAAAATTCCTTGGAAAAATGAACGAAAGGATTATGAACAATGATACCTCGAAAAACTGATGTGTACTATCGCTATAAAATTCCAAATAAGATTACGATTCAGATTGATACCCGGGAACAGATCCCCATGTTATTCCCGGCAATGATTATGGTTGGCCATCCCGAGCTAACCTATAAGAGCCTACCTATAGCCGTCATAGCCGAACATATTAGTTTAGACTTCGGGGACTATCGCCTCAAAGAATATCCGAAGTTGTGTGTTGTGGAACGCAAGGCGTCACAGTTGGAAATCTATAAGAATATGAATGAAAGTCACGACCGCATTCGACAGGCTAAGGCCTTCCGTAAGCTAACGGCGGGATGTAAGTATCCCTATATTCTGGTTGAGGCTTCTCCTGCAGAGTTACTATCTAATAAGGGCATGGTTAAGCAGCCCGAGTTAGTTGTTCATCGCCTGGCATTAGCGATTGCTAAGTACGATCTCAGGCTTCTATTCATACCGTGGAAGTCCAGATCCCCGGATACCCGACGTAAGATAGGAACCATGCTTCTTCACTTGATGCTTGGTTGTGCCTTACAACAAACATTCGATGTACCCCCAGTATTATTAGAGGAGAATTAAAATGAATTATGAAATGAGAAATTATGATGAAGCCGTAAAAAAAGCCCAAAGGCTTGGAAAAAAAATAGTTAAACCCAGAGACAACGAGTTATTGTTAGATATTGATAGTGCGGAGCAGTATAAAATATACAAGAGCCGGGTAGGGGAACTTTCTAAACTTCATAAGGTAGTAGGGACTAAGGATATATCATCATCCGAAAAGCTCTGGCATCGGCATATATATATTTCTCTGGATTGCGATATTGAGAACGAGGAACGAGTTTTCCTTCAACTTTTCTTGGGCTCTGACCCCATCCGAGAATATCTCTCCTTATGCTTAATCAGGATAGGAGACCCCCACCCAATTTTACTATTTGAGGATAAAAAATAAATAAAAAAATAGTCTTTTTTAGTTGACAAAAGGACTGAATTATGGTACAATGTAGTTATGGATATAGGGACGACGCAATTAAACTTATACTGAATTGGGGTAATACCCCAGACATAAAGAATTGGCCAGTCGTCCTTTTTTATAGAACTCCGCAGAGAGCTTGTCGCCTTGGAAATTCCTTGGCGGCAGGCCTCATTTTTTAACCAGAAAGGAAAGTAATGGCTACCCCACAGGAGCAAAAAGAATGCCAGGAATTAAAAGAGTCTATGAACCTGGACTCTAATCCCCCGATTATATTTCTACCTCATCCAGTCGATACAGACGATATCCTCAGTATGACCCCTATTATCGTTACAGACCTCGCCCTCTACAAACGCATGGTCGAGGGGATTCAACAGGCCCTAAATACTGACCGACCCGGAGTAATTGTAACATGATCGAAGCAAATCGAGGACAAACAGAAGAAGTTCTCCTTGCACTCAAAGCCGAGAGCTATGAGAGGTTTCGCATCCAAGTCTTCCAGGGAATTGATATGCTCCTCAAAGACTTCGAGATGAATTGGGACGACCTCGCTAAAAAACTTGGGTTGCGGAGAAGTGGGGAGTCCC